CCCGATTGATCTTGAATAATGCGAGTACCGATCTTGACCATCTGATCTTCTTTGATTTCCATACCTTTCAGCGGCATTTGGTTCTCACCCGCCTGCAAAAGCATCGCATTACCATTTTCAGGCAGTAAGATCGCAGATCGTGAGCCAAAAGCAACGCCACCAGACATATTTTGGTCTACCCAAGACTGAGTAAGGCCAGAGAACGCTGGAGTAGGCTGACCAACCAAGAATGATGACTCTTCGTAGTCAGCAGAGTTGCGGTAATGGCTAATATTGATTTCAGCGATGTCGTACAGCGGTGCTTTGTCTACTGTTTCGTCATTATTAACAGAACCGATAAATGCAAACGGAATTTCGTCCCACAACGAGCCATCAGCCTTACGAGGGTAGATATTGACATCATAATCCTCGATACCATCACCATCAGTGTCGCCCTGGGCGTAATTAATGATCTCATTGTTCTCATCGTACAAGTTTTGCACATAAACACCGTTTTCTAGCTTTAATACTCGATGATACATACATTCTTCGTATTCAAACCCATCATCTGACGGTTTTAGCGTAGGCTCCTGCAAAACAAGCAGGGATAGCTTTTTAATCCCTCCCACGCTAGTGGTGCGCCAATTTATGATAGATTCGGCAGGGTATGGCAGGATATTAGCGCGTAAATTCATCGCTTTAACGTCTGCATTAGTCAAACCAAGAGGAGCGGCAGGATAATCGACCAACAAACCGTATCTGCCGACCATTAATGCCTCACCTGCTGCATCTTTAATCATCTGGTCAACAGAAAGCCCGTCACCATTAGCATTCTCGACCATATATTCAATATTTGAGTCTAGCTCTACGACACTCGGCTTGCGGAACACCATTCCTGTCATACCTTCTTTGGTATGGCTAGTAAAGTTGACGAAAGATGCTCGCTCTACATAAGCTTGGTATCTAAGCTTGTTATCAGTCGAACCATCAGTGGCATTTGGAGGCGGCAAATAAGCTGTACCGGCTAATCCTGTTAATGCGCCTTCAGAACCTTTCGATCTTGACTTAATCGCGGAAGAACCTTCATCGCAATCACGGACTAAGAGCCATTTCGGAAGGGCTTTTCTATATTCAGGGTTTGTGCTATCTACTGCCATAATTTTTATCTCGCAAAGCGTACTCGCAGATCAGCCACAGGCTTAACTACTGGAAGTTCAAATGCTATGGGGTAAGTCCCCGCATCAGGTAAGTGATCCAAGTTCGATTTCTTGTCAGGAAGGCCATTATCGTCATAAGCCAGTTGCTCCAGGCATCTAGCATAGTTCGGGCAGTCAGCGTCATTGACAAACACTCGTCCTTTATCAAATGCCGTGTTAGCGGCCATAATTCTGTCTTTTATAAATGGGTTAGCTCTATTTGCATACACTGCAAAGCCAGCCGACTCAAGCAAAGATATATCGGATATCGAAGCATCAATCGTTTTTCGGCTTCTACCACTGGCATCAGGATATACCCGTATTGTTTGGTTAGGATACCGTACTTTAATGGCATCAATCATTGCAGGCGTATCATAAACGCCCTCAAATTCACTAACAGCGTGCCAATTCTCACCATTAACGATGTACGCAACGGCTGACATATTAGTCACGTTAAAATCCATCCCGATATTTATAATATCATTCGGGCCTGCCACAAGCAGGGATCGACATTTTATTCTATCATAGCTATTAAAGACAGTGCCGGACTGAAGGTTGACAAATTGACCCTCAGTATATGCAGCCAGTAAATTTTCAGGGTAGATGTCGCGCAAACTTTGTAAATAGTCAGCAGGAAGGTGAGGATTACTCGCTGTAGGAGCCTGAATAATTTCATAACCCTTTTTTGGGTCTTTCTTCCATGTAGCGTACACAAACTTGAAGCCTTCAGGCGTAGTAGTCACGCCAATAGTGTTTTGTTCACCATCCTGCTTCAATTGACGATTACGGGCTACGATCTGTCTCCAGGCATAAGCCGCATCATCAGGTTTCATCGTATCTAGCTCATCCACATCAGCATCAGCGTGTTCATAACCAATAATGCGTTCAGGGGAGTCCATAGATCGGAAGTAAATGCGACCGTACCCAAATATCTCAAGGTAGTTCAAAGGTGTCTTAAACAGGCGGTAAGCAATACCTAACTCTTCTAGAGCCGCCTCAAATCTAGGGAAGGCAATCATCCGCAACAGATCGTATGTAGGCGCATAAAAGCCTCGATCCGTTTTAGGATTAGCCAGTTTACCCAGAATAGACCTTTTAACAGCAGCTTCTGTTTTCCCCGCACCAAAACCCGCTACCAAGGCCGGATATTTAGCCTTAGTAGTTATATATTGGTATTGAGGAACAGTAGGACAAATAGTTGCCATTTAATTAATGTTACTCAGTAGGATTGACGATACTAATATTAATCGGTTGTGAGGACACATCGTTATCAGTTTCACGCCAACCGCCCTGAGTCTTCAAGTAGAAGATGTTAGCAGTCACATTACCAGTCTGAGCCAATTCAACTAAGTTCTGGCCCATATTAGCAATCTGATTAGCACGACCACGACGATACGCAGAATCAACTTCAGGCTGTCTCTTTTCAATTGCTCGGAACGTACTCTCAGCAATACAAAAGTAATTCGCTAACTGAGCTTTAGACAATACAGCAGCCAAAGCTTCAACTTCAATTACTTGCTCCTTACTAAACACAATAGGATCAACTCCACCACCATCACCCTGATTGCCTATCTTAGCCATATTGTTCTACCTGTATAAAAAATGATCAATTGGCGCAAGAGTACCAAATTACTGAGACTTATGTAACTACTGTTCAAATAATCTGTCCCGTTTTAGTTTACCTATGTAAAACCATCAAAAAACCCCCCTTTATTTTTGGAGGTATGGACGAGGCGATTCGGGTCGATTTGGGGTGTACCCCCCCTATCCAGATACCCGTCAGAATGCCTTGCAAGGTGTCTATCTGATCGTCTAATTCATTCAACCTGGGGCAACCATACCAACGCATAGCCCTGGATCGAACCTCCTTAGATGCGCTTATATTGCCCTCTATCCCTATCAATATCAGATACATTATTACATTGATTATATTGCTATTACATTGCCGATAGCTTTCGATTGACTTTATTTTGCTAATCGAGTTCCCCAAACAATTTAGCCCCGCCTTTTATATCCGTTTAAAACCTAACAATTCACCATAATTGAACCGCTAGAATATGCTTTTAATGCGATAGCATTCGATTTTTTTTATGTATATATATATTAATTATTGTTTCTATTATTTATATTGGTATAATCGCACCATGCAATGCTTGCTACACGACCTATATAAACTAACGCTATAAGCTAATAACAAAAAGGAATAAGACGATGACCAATAAACATATACTCCAGGAACTCCGATACAAGTTGCACGCCGATTACAGCGACCAGTGGCACGCTTTATTTGCTGGCGATACAGCTAGGCTATTGGCGGCTCAATCCGCAGTACAATCAACCAAAGATTTTGCCGCGCAACTACTGGGCGCAAAATACTGGAACAAAATAGAATCAATAGCTGATTCAGTACAATCTGAAGCTGCACGCGAGCAATCTAACCTATACACGGGAGCTTAAACCATGTCTTACAATCCAATGTTAATGATCAACTTACAGCCTATTAATGCAAAATATATGAGTCTATTAAACCGATACTATAAGGCGGATCGCGCTGCGGTTAAGCTGGTAGACGAACACTCGGCTCTATGCGATTCAATAGGGCCAGGAACCAAAGGATACGAAACTATAATGAGACGCGCAGAACGCCGGGAAGAATTGGCCTTTAATAAAGCTTTTAATGCCTGGGATCAGCTACCAGCACGCGAACAAAATAATTTTAATAAGCAATACCGCGCAGAGTACGGTTACGATTGCCAGTTGATGGGGGTGCAATTATGATCGCGCTGGCAACAATTGGGATAATTATACTTTTAACAGTGAGCCTTTTTGCGCTTGTATGGGGTGATTTATGAGTTGGGGCGATGATCCAGGCCGGGTAGATCCGCCAGAATGTTATGTTAGCCTCCTATCCGATCACCTAACAGAACCAGACGACGATCACCGGGAAGCGCAGCGATTAGCGCGTACTGATCCTGAGCTATACCCACCAATGTCTGATTTTGAGATTGACCAGGCACGCGCAAAACAGCGCCAAATTGACGCGATTTTAGCAACATATGAGCGCCTTTATAATAAGGGCCTATACAGAACAAAAAAGGAAACTATCTAATGATTAATATGCCATACCAAAAAAGCACCTA